CTGACGTTGATTAACCTTGGTAGACACAAATACATTCATATCTCTTGCTAAAAGCTCAGTACCATTCAATTCAAAGTTTACTTTCTCATCCATGCTTGTCATGTATTGTAGTCTCAAGCTTGGTCTATTAGAATGATAGTATTGAGCAAGGTCAGTACGCATTTGATGCACGCGTGGCATAAGGTATTCAGAGTGCTGTACAAAGTACATTTCTGTCTGAGAATAACTTTGATTGATTGCTTGCTCAATTCCTTGTGCAGTTTCTTGTGCATTGACAGCTCCTAAACGCTGAGGTGAAATACCAATTGTTTCAAAGCACTGTTGTTTAAAGTGATTTGCCAATTGGATTCTGCTCATCAATCTGTTTGTTTGCTCCAAGTTAAGTACTTGGTAATGCTGGAAGTTAAGAGCATTCTCTGTATTGGTGATAGATGTATCTAATGGTAAGATGCCAAAGTTCTTCATTGCCACATACGCCTTACCAAAATTACCATGACCCCAGTCTTCACCAGCAGAGTGACGTGGTAACGCGTTCTGATCCAACATGATAACTGTACCTAACTCATCAATAAGGATATCAGCAATTTGGTTGTTAACAAGATTGTATCCAATTTGGTATGGTTTCATTTTATCTACAAGTGAACGTGACTTGGTATTTCTATCAGAGAACACAGCACCTTCAATTGGTAGTTTAGAACCATACAATGTAAAGTCTCCTTTAAACTGGAACTTGGTAGGAGCCACATCCAAGTAGATAGGAGAAAAGTTTAAGTTGTCTGTATTACCATAGAATGTAGGTCTGTTAGGGCCAATCTTGACACCACCCCATACATGGTTGATCCAAATCCAATCAATGTGCTCTCCCATTACAAGAGTCTCGCGACATTTCTTCTTGATAACTGTAGTATTATAAACAGGTTTCTCAGTGACTTTATAATTCTCATCTACTACCATCTCAACGAGCATTCCTTGCTCATCAATGCGTGTAAGGTGTCCTACCATTCTTTGAGATTTCCAGTAGCATGTAGTAACACGTAACAAACCTGTATTATCAAAATCCATTAAGTCCTCAGATTCAGTAAGAATCTTAAGGATAATGTCATCACCATACGCGTTTGTAGTATCACGATATGATGTAAATTGGCGCATGCCTAATGATGGACCATCTACATTCCACTCATGTGAGCGCGTAGCATCATAAAAAGAACCATCATTTTGTACACCAGGTAAGATATATCCTGCTGATTTAACAGGATAGATTGCTTCAAGACTCTTTAATTGATCACCAGTCATTTGGTATCCATACTTATCAATCACATCAGCAACTGTCATCAAGTCAATTTTACCTCCCCAGTTAGACTGAGAAATATAACGTGCTCCTGGTGACTTGTGATAGAATGTGATAAGTGGATTCCATACCTCAAGCTCATAGTCATCTTCAAGCATTTTGAAATGCCAGAATTCTCTATCTGCAATTAAGCTATCTCTAAATGCAAGTGTTTCAAGTTCTTTGAGGTTAAAACGCTCCTCATCAACATTATGTTGGTGAGTTGCCCACTCTTCTACCATTGACTTGTAATTCTTTTTAAAGAATTCCTCAATCTCTGGCAATGTTTTGATGTTTTCTGGAGACATCATTTGCTCAGCTTGTTTAGCTTGCTCCTGATCTTCCATGTTAAGACCCATCTTCTCAATCTGCATTTTCATTTTCATTTCTGCATGAGCAAGAAGAGATTCCTCAACCATCTGTCTTTTCTGATCCAACATCTCATTGAATGAAAGATCATCTACAGACTTGTACATAATCTTGTCATTTCTCTTTGCAAACTCCCCAACCATCACGTTGATTACATTTGGAATGATAGGGAAAAACTTAAGTTCAAATGCTGAGTTGTCTTCTTTTGTAAGAACGTCAATGAGCTCTGCCATATCATTGTCCTCTTCTACAATGTAGTCAGTTTTATCAATGATACCATTGGCAAGCTTATAGTTCTTCATAAGCCTACGCGCATTTCTGCGAATCTGC